GCCAGTTCTATTGTTTACTTAACTCGTAGAAAGGCGAGACCGAGTAGGAACGTGGGTTTAACCCCACGAAATCCAAGCGGTACGGTATCCGATTATTTCATCGGAGACAAACGGGCTCCTTTCGGGAACTCGTTCTTGGCAGCCGTACAGCATAGCGACCAGCACTGTCTCATCGTCCCATCGGGATCGACTTATGCTGGGGTTCACAGGCAAGACCACCTTTAAGACGCGGTACCCACTGGGTTCCTTAGGCTTCTTTGACCATATCACCTTGGTGATAGGTTCTTCGAGGCCATAGGGATCATGCAGGACTATGTCGCCGAGGTAGTCAGGACCGTAAACTGACCTAAGGCGTGCAGGTAATTGCTCTCTGCACAGTTGCAAGGCAGGGCCGACGGGGATTCCCCTTTTAGCCAAGCGTGCAACTTTATTATGCACGGAAATCCAATCGATTGGACCTTTTGGGTCCTTTTCAAAGAAAATCGGTCGGACATCCGCGCCATCCCAAAAATCACCGCCACAGGACTCCCGAAAGGGCCCTGAGGTGAATGATTTGTTTTTGTTTGGGATGAAGCCGAAGTAGGTCAGTGCGTTCAGCAGCATCTTGCTTGCTTCCACGGGAACGATTATATCGTCCCCGTATACGGAGATATTGTGAGGGAACCTAGGTTCCAACCCAACAAGCTCCATTGATGCTGCCGCTATTGCGGCAAAAAGTGCGGTTTCTACCTCGAAGGTGAAGCCGTTACCCATGCTGGACAATTTCTCGAGTAAAAATACCGTGCGTCTTTTTATCGGCACGCGGTTTACTTTTACTTTTTCGATTATGTCCGTCCGGGGAGCTCGATACTCAGAAAAGAGATCGACCCACTCTTTCGCAAAAAGGAGTTGCACCACACCGTAAGCTACGGTGTCGCTCGCAGAGGAAAGGTCAATGGTCACCATTTCACCGTCACGGCTCGCTTTTTGGGCTAACCGACGGTGCCAGGACTGTGATTCGAAACCACAGGTCTGTTTTGTGGCCAAAAGACCCCACCTTCTAAGGCGTTTTTTTAGAACGCCCCCCACACCAAGTTGAGCATACGCGTTAAGCGTGGGCTCGCAGGCAATAGGCCGGTCCGTGGTACCATCCTTAGGGACAGTACTGAAACGGTTGCCCGATACCTGTGGTAGACCGGATGTATCGCGCGGGAGTAGGGGCCCATCGGGGAGAATACCCCCCTCAAGGCTCCGACCCCACGCAGTGGTCCGCCAATCTAAAGTGGCAAACGGCCACTTCAGATTTGGTGTGTGTGCGGGATTTTTCGCAAACTTATTTATCAATGATGAGTTCGCGAATCTGAGTTCATACGTTGCCTTCTTGCTCGGCCGCCCATAGATAAACTTTGGAGCGGGCCCCAGTAGCCGAGAAACCCATTTTCTAACGCATTTAACTAAGGTTATCTGCGCCTGGAGGAACTGATCGTCGAGATCAGCCGCCAGAGGGTACTCGATACTGTGGCTTATGGCCGACATCCTCATGTTCGTGCCTTTACAGAGAATTTCACAGGCCCTCCACGTAGCTTTCGCGACGTTGTCGGTCTGTATCCCTGTGGGCATCGGAAGGTTGCGTAGCAAAGAAACAGCTACTGCGTCCGAAAAGTACATCTCTTTCGAAACATAGGAGGAAGGATGGACCCGCATCTGTGCGAGGTCCTTCCACTTGCGCTGTCGTATATTTTCAATGACTTCAGCTGCGAGTGGCGTATGTAAGCCTGAGCATATGCTCAAGGCAACCCTACAGAGTGCTTCTGACGGGGGCATTTGGATAACTCCTTAAATGGACAGTGTACCCTTAGTTGGGTGCGTAACCGCTAGCCATAACTTGGCGAACGATCTCAGAGGCAAGTACGTTCGCGAACTGAGCACTAGATTCATTGTGCCAGCTTTGCGGGTAATCCTGCTTCAATTGTCCAGTAAAGGTCCAAACGTCTCGATCGACGATCTTGACCTCGCCCGTTCCCGGGTTCGAGTTAAAGATCGGAAATACGAGTTCACCCGTAATGATACGCACCTTCTTATTCACCGAAGACTTTGTGGTGATTGAGAGAGTAGGGTTGGCGCTCGGAGTATCCGAACCACCTTGTCTCCAAACGGCCGGGATTTTATCCCCGGCTGCAGAGACCAAACCCAGAAACGTCACATCAGTTGTGTTGTCGTGCTTTTTGACGACGATGTCAGCCATTTGTGGCATGATTAACCTCTTTGAGGAAAGGAAGACAGAACCTTAACGGCCCCTTAGTAAACCTACACTCGCCAAAACTGAGGCGGCGTGAATGGCTTTCCAGTGGGACAGATTCAGCTTCAAGTAAGGTTTTGGCGCCGCAAAACTAGATGTAACTTCACGTTGCATCCAAACAGCTACCCCCGTCGATCCTGACCTTTCTCCCGGATCGGGATCATTGTCATAATAACGGACCGAGTAGCTGCCTTTGTTGTACGACGTCGCGTAACCGCCCGTCATCTTCAACCCATACATGTCATCGAAAGCGGACAAAAAACCTCCGATATCAATGAGCATGTCAAGAATGAAGCTGAACGGGATGAGCTGATAAGCTAGCGCAATTGGGTTGGTTAGACCCAGCGCCTCAGCCCTGTGCCAATTGGGATTAGTGCAAGTGATTGTGCCATGAAGTTTCACGTGGTATTTGAACTTGCTCCCATAATTCACCCAGTCTTGCTTCTCTTGGAACTCCTTGAAGGAGGTTCCAGTTGATTCAATGTCCCAGGAGAAGTCCTTAGGTTTATCGAGGACTGCCACTGTGGCCATCAAATCGCTGAGAAGGGGCTTCAATCCATAGACCCATTCGAGATAAGCCGCATTCATTTCTTTAAGCGGACGCAACCAGGGATCCACTTTTGACGGATTCCTCTTTGTCGTGAAGCGCGTGACAACAGTCC